TTTGTATTTGTAAATATGGTTCACACTTGAATAAATCACCTTCATTTATACCCCACGCATTGGCTGTTTGTTTATTACAAGGTATTCCTTTTGGATAGCCTTTTTGATACACAATAAACATTCCTTTACCATTCCAGCCTTTTCGTGCTATTTTGAATCCTTTTTTTACTGCTTTTAATGCTAAGCCAAAGGTCATATTAGAAATAGGTCGGTAGACTTCTTCAAATATCTCTTTAGGTGACCATGATACATAGTTGTCCTGATATTTGATTAAAAATCCTTCGTCTTTTGGGTTTTCATCTTTTGGAATTACCCACCCTCTATATTTGTTGTAATCACCCCTTGACATTGATTTAGCTTCTATTAGTTTTGTTCCTACGAACTTCTCCATTGTTTGCTCCTTTCACTATTTTTTAAGCCTTTTAATGCCTTGCTAAAGGGCATAATAAAAACACCTTAACAGGTGTCTACTTTTTCGTATTACATGGGGTTTTGAATTGTTAGCTTAGTTAATATATCCTGTTGCTGTTCAGGTGATAAATTTAAAATCTCTTGTTGCTGTTCAGGTGATAATGACTCTAAAAGCTGTCCCATTTGATTGTATTGCTGATTATTTGAGTTTTGCTCTTGCGAAGACATTCCTAGTTCTGCTTCTTTTTCTTCAATTAGTTTTTGTTGTTCAGGAATGATGTTTTTGGGATACCTTTTTAGGTATTGAACAATGTTTATATCGTCCCTTTCTCTTAGTCTGTCTAATACTTCCATACTTATCAATTCTGAATATTGCGTACTTGCGCCTACGTCAATAGAAGTTCTTAGGTAAATGTCTTGGTAGTCCGTTCCTGTATATTCTAATATTTCACCTTCTTCCGTTTTAAGCCTTCTTGCTAATTTGTATTTGTGCTGATAAAAGTCTAACCAAATTAAAGCTACATCTTCTAGATATTGATGGAATCTTCTCTTAATACTTTCAAGTGGTACTCCTGCGGCTTTCTGTTGGGCTAAAATAGCTGAATAGTTTTCAGGGCTACTAGCACCTATTACATTGTCGTTTATACCTTTAAATTCTCTTGTGAGTGTTATGGTACTATCTATTGATTTATCTACATCTAGTGTTATTTGTGTAGGCTGAAAATAGTGTATTGCATTAGATATATTTTCTTGTGGTTGTGCGTTAACTGGAATTATTCCGCCTATTTGGTTACTGAATCCTTCTATCATATTTTTATTGACTCCAACTTTAGGAATACTCATCAATTGTGCATGTAGTTGTCTCATGGCTTCCATTTTATTAACATGCTGCTGATTTGAAATAATATGAGTTATTTCTGCAGTACCATATATAAATCTTTTACGTGGTTTCCAAGGCATCATTGCTATCGGATAACGTGTTAATTCTGTATTTGTTTTAGGCTTAATAACTGCTTCTGCTGTTGTTTTACAGAAATATATATTTTCATTTTCTTTCCACATTTTCACTAACACTGTAACCGAACTCTCTTGCTCTTTTTGTGCTTTATCAAAGGCTTCGTATGTCGTTTCTTCATCACCTTTTATCGTATCTATTTCAATGTCTATTCCGTTCTTCTTAGCTTCCTCCTTAACTTGCTTAATGGTTCTTCTAAGAGGTATTATTATCCATTCTTGTTTTTGTATGTCACATTCATTAGGATTAGATACATATAGGTTAATGCTGTCTATTAATTCACCTTTAATATCTCCTTTTGTTCTAAAGTCATTTCCTCTTTCAATTGTTTCATCCCAATACCAGTATGAAATACCTAATCCACTTATAGCACTATCTAAAAGTAATTGTTCATTTAGATTGTCCATTTTAAAGTGTTCCCAATTCTTTTTATCTTGCTCTGTAAATGCTTTAGCAGCGTTAACTACCGTTTCATTATCTTCACTAAGTTCATCTGCTCTGCGGTGAATTGTTAGTTGATTAGCCATAACGGAAGATATTTTAACGTCAACTAATTGTTCTAAAAAATTAAATACAGGAGTAGGGAGTCCGTTTGATCTAACTCCATTCCATTGGTCACTGGCATAATAACGCTCATTTCTTGCTGTTATGTTATATAGGTTTTCTCCTGATTTGTAGTTTTTACCTTTTTCGTAATCACTCCATATTTTTTTAGGATATATTTGCAATTGTCTCACCTCATTCTAAATTATCATTGAAATTTATTATGTTCTCTATTCCTTGATTGTATTTCTTAATTGCTTCTTCTTGTCTTATAGCTGATTCTTCTAATGTTTTCTTTTCTTTATCTGTCAATTTCTTTTTAATGACTATATTGCCTTTTCCTGCGATATAGCCAATTAAAAAAGCCATGCCTATGCATAGCGTAATTAATATTAGTGTTAATCCTATTATCAAAATTCATCACTCCCATAATTAATAAATGTGTTGTCTATCATTGCATTGTTTTGTGTTTCTTCTCTACTACCAAAAAATTCATTAGTAGTATTTTTCTTGGGTTTCTTTTTCTCTTGCATGTATTGTATGCATTCTAAGTTTAAAGCGTATCTTGTGGCATCAATGGCATGGTTGTTTTTATCTGGAAACTTGGCTTTAAAATTCCCCCTTACGTCTTTTTCTAATTCATATTCTATAAATTCTTTTGCAGTATCAGGGCATCTTTTGTCATCTATTATTATTTCTTCTAGGTCTTGTAAAAATTTAATCCCATATTCAACACTGTCTACCCCTTTTTTAACTCCCAATATTCTTAATCCATATTGCATTAACTCAAATATACTTTTGGGTTCTGCGGAATCTGCATAAACTAATTCGTTAAGCATATTTTCTTTAGATATTAGATCATATGCTTTTTTATTAGATAACCCAACTTTGTATATTTCGTGATATATATATAGTCTTTTTTTCTTTCTGTCATAGTGCATTACGTTATAAGATAATGGATCAATTGCATAACCAAAATCTAAACCTCTTTTTATATTATAAAAACTTTTTATTTCTTCATCTGTTATAGGTCTTAGAGTAATATTTGTAAATACTTCTCCACCTGTTCCAGTTACTTCACCTAGATATTCATGTTTGTAACTATCTAACTTGGTTTTCTTTAGATGTTCTGCTTCAACTATAAATTGTTCTCCTAGCCATTCCTTAGGCACATCTAAGTAAGTGCTATGGTTAACTAATCTGTCTTTTCTTGTTAGTTTTGCTTCTGTATTTACCCAGTTATTAGAAGATTTTGGGGGATTGTAAGAATAAAAAACAATAAATTCTTCGCCACCTCGCATAAGCGATTGATTTATCGTTCTTATTTCATCAGTTCCACCAAATTCGTCAACTTCTTCATACCATATGTATTTGCAATATCCTTTTGCAAATTTTATCGATTTAATCTTTTTAGGCTTGTCAGCACCTCTAAATAGTATTTTTTGCCCTGTAGGCAGATATGTTAACACTGTAGGACTTGTTTTATAATCCCAGTATGCCGATACCCCTAATATTTCTATCGCCCATACGAGTTGTTCATATACAGAATCTTTTAAGTATAAACCTACTTTTCTAAGCGCCACAGCATTTGTTGTTTTACCATCTTGCGCATCTCTCATCATACCTTGTATAACCTCTATTGCTATAAAAGAGGATTTTGTGCTACCTCTGCCACCTTTAAGCCAGTAATGCGTATACTTTATGTTTTTAATGGCTCTATGTACTTCGTGAAACGGCTTTGCTATTATATTTGAGAGTTTCATTCTATATCATCTACTATGGCAACTAGATTTCCAGTTATGTCAACTTTATCTTTGAATAATGAATATCTTTTACCAAGAAGTTCAGCCGCTTTTAGCCGTTCTTTTTCATCAGGTGCTTTATTAATTTTTTTCGCTACACTAAAACCATCACCAGCACCCTCTACAACTACAATTTCAGCTTCTGATTCACCACGCATTACCGAAGTTAGATATTCCATTACTTCGGCGGCATCTGCTATCCTTTCAGATTCAATTTGTTTCAGTCTTTCGTCAATATAGTTTTTGATGTCTAGTTTTGACAAGTTTTCACTTGCAATACGATTGAGGTTTTTTCCTTTGTATCCTGCCTTTCTTGCAGCTTCTGTGGCATTGCCAAGTTCAATGTAATAATCAGCAAATGCCTTTTGTTTTGTAGTAAGCTTCACAATACCACCTACCTTTCTTTCTTAAAATAAAAAAGAACCCCTAAGGCTCTCTAAATTAATTTCTTATTATAATACTTACAAGGCAATTCCTTTCTTTGAATGGATATAATGTCTGTAATAGAAATTTAACATATTATTCTTCAGTTTATATTTTTGTTCTTTAATAACTTCTAAGGTTGTTTTTTAACTCCTATATTTATTGTTTATTACAAAATAATTACATGTCTTGCATTACTTATATAACAAGAAAATGGTTAACCTTGTAATTATGTTATATTTAGAATATAATAAACCTAGTTAAGTAAGAGTTTAAAAACTACATAGGAGGTGATAGTATGAAAAAACTTTTTATAGTTTCTTCGTTAATAACTATCGCTACCTTTATTTATAACATATTAACCTTTATTTTCTCGTAAACCATTATATATTAGCTACTTAATCCGTAGAAAGAACAGTAGTTAATATATAAACAAAACTCTTACTTAACTATATTATATAAATAAGTGTATGACACTATCGTACATTGTCATACACTTTTATTATAAATCATGACAAGTAAAATGACAAGTAAAATGTCAAGTGAAATAATGCAAAAAGCCACTATCTCTAGTGACTTTAATTATATAAACTTTTACTAATTAACATTATACCACATCTGTTTTCACATGAAAATAACATCATTTTCACATGCTTTTAACATTATCATTTATCTAGCTTCATACCATCAATGCCAAATAGTAAAATGCTTAATTCATTGGTAGCTTCCTTTTCCCATCTTCTAACTGTCATAGAATTACAATTTAACTTTTCAGCTATTTCTTCATAAGTATTTTGATTAATATATATATCCTCTATCACCTGGTATTTTTCTAATTGATTTTTCTCTTCCATGTTCCACTTCAACTGTTCCAGTGCAACTTCAATGTGAGACAATATAATAAGTGTTTTCAATTTAGACTTTCTAATTGAGTTTATGTACAATTCATCTTCATCATAGCTTTTAATATCAATTACATCATTAACTTCTTTGATGTTCGACTTTGCATTTTTCAAGTGATCTCTAAATAAATTATAATTTTTAAGTAATAATCTTGTATTTCTAAATCTATAATCTTTCTTTTTCTCTTTCTCTTGATCATGGTATTTCTTTACTGCTTGCTCTGCTGCTAAATTTGCTATTTTTTCTAGTTTACTTTGATTATCTTTTTTTACTGCCATATTATCAATTCCCCTCTTTAATACCATAAAAATCTTTTATTTGTTTAAAATCTTCCCTATTTCTTAAATCGTTTAAGTCACATAAATGTTCTACTATATCTGTGCTTGTATTGTTCATTATTTTACCTCCAAAATCTAAAAACTGTATTTTTTAGTTGCTTCTAGAAAATTGTATTCTTTTCCTGTAAGTTCTTTGTAAATTGTTTTGTTGCTTAAATACACTTCAGGCAATAAC